AAACTACAAATGTTTCTAGACTATGGAAAGAAACAAAAGATGTTACTTGGATGTGTAGTAAAAAACATATTTCTAAGGTTAGTTTAATTCCTAAAACTAAAAAGGATTATGAGAATGAGTGAAAGATCTGAATCAAAAAGATTAGGTGCCAAACAACATAAAAATTCTGGTAGAAATACGAAAAAAGGTGATGCTACTTGGAATAATTTTACTGTTGATTTTAAAGAATCATCTAAGTCTTTTACATTAAATAAAGATGTTTGGGCAAAGGTTGTAACAGATGCAATTAAAAATAATAATGATCCAGCATTGGTTATTGTTTTAGGAGAAGAAAACAAAAAGGTAAGACTTGCTATAATTGAAGTAGAAATACTAGAACAAATGTTTGGAGAATCATGGAATCGGCAGTAACAACTTTAGATCAAATAAATGGTTTGTCTGAAATAGCAGAGTACATGCAAGATGAAGATCTTACAACAGCACTAACAATGGTTGCAAAGTTAATTATTAAACCAGAAATACCAATTCAAGTAGCAACAGTAGAAATAGTTAGACTACAAGCAATTGCAGCAAAACTATCATTAAAAGCAACTTGGATGGCAAATGTAGATAAAGAAAACAGGGCAAAGAAGAACATATATTATACTGCTGCAGAGGCTATTAATAATCTAGTATCCGCACTTAAATATATTACGAGATAGTGTATAATTAATACAATAACAAAGGATGCTAACTAATGGCTAAAAGTTTACTACAACAAGTAATGATTAAACCAGCAAAAAATAACACAGGAATAGACTTACAAGGAATCGTTGATAAAATTGAATCTGGATACATGGTTGGCAAGGTGGATAAATATCAAAAAAAGAAAACCTTTGCACCATCAGGACTATCTTATGGTAGTGGAGAGTGTGCACGATACTGGTATTTAGCCTTTGAAGGTGGTACATTTCAAAATACAGATACGCCATATTCAGTAGCAAATATGAGCAGTGGATCACTATCTCACGATAGAATTCAAGAAGCAATGCTAAAGTCTGGAATTGCAAAAAAGTTTATAGATGACAATGGTAACGAAACAACAGAAGTAAAACTTGTAAACTCTGACCCACCAATTTATGGATTTGCTGATGGAATTATTGAGTGGGATGGCGAAGACATTGTTATTGAAATTAAAACGATGAAAGATGAATCTTTTGAATTTCGTAAAAAGAAAAATGCTGGAGCAAATTATCATATAGTTCAGTTGCTTATTTATATGAAAATATTAAAACTTGCAAAAGGATTATTGATATATGAAAATAAAAATACTCATGAACTTTTTGTAATTCCAATTACTGTTAATGATTATTATAGACAATGGATTGATAATGCTTTTAATTGGATGCGAGAAGTTCGTCAAGCATGGGAAAATAAAACTATTCCAAAAAAGAATTATAGAAATAACTCTAAAGTCTGCAAAGCATGTCCACTACAAAAAGACTGCGCCTTAGCAGAACCTGGAGAGATAAAGATTGCTTCTCTGGAGGAATTGAGTGAAACCATGTGAGTGGTGTGAAAACGAGTTTTTACCCACAGTAACATATCAGATTTATTGTAGTTCAGAATGTAGATCTGAGGCAACAAAAATTAAAATTGCAGAAAAGCAAATAATTAATAAACGCAAAAAAAGATATGGCAAAGAAAGAAAATGTGCTAGAGGGTGTGGAGTAGTTCTTTCTGCATATAACGATTCTAACTATTGCGATAACTGTTCGGTTGATAATAAAAAAGTAAACAAGGCTTTAAAAGAATTAAAGGGATTAATAGACTATGACGACAAACGTTAAACCAGCAAAATTTGTTGCTATTGATGCAAGTACAAACAGTCTTGCCTTTGCATTATTTGAGTTTGGAAAACTTGAGATTGTTGGTAAGATAGCATTTGAAGGAAATAATATTTATCAAAAATGTATTGATGCATCTAAAAAAACAAAGGCTCTTTTAGACTTAGATATGTTCTTAAATTCATCAATTATTATTGAGCATACAGTTTTTATGAATAGCCCTAAGACTGCTGCAGACCTTGCAATGGTACAGGGAGCAATTATAGGTGGGGCTGGTAATGCTGGAGTTGTAGAGGTTGGTAAGGTTTCTCCAATAACCTGGCAAAACTATATTGGCAATAAAGCATTAAGTAAAGAACAAAAATTAGAAATTCGATCAAAAAATCCAGAAAAATCTGATGCCTGGTATAAATCTTTTGAAAGAAATTTTAGAAAACAAAAAACAGTAGACTTAATAGAAATACATTATGATAAAATAATAGATGATTATGATGTTGCAGATGCTTGTGGAATAGGGCACTGGGCTTTAAATAATTGGGACAAGGCGGTATCATGACAGATAGAGTTTCATTTCAATACCCAGAAGAAAAAAATGGGGTTGTTATAAAATTAACTACGTATGTACCAACAAAATGGTTATTATTAGATCGTGAAACTGGACAGGTTTATCAAGGTAATCCAGGAGGTTATTGGGATAGGCTAGACCCAGTTATAAAGGAGATTGACAAAAAATAATATGAGTACTAAACTATATAAAAACGAGGCATGGTTAAGAAAACGGTATATATTGGATAAGAAGTCTGTGCAAGAAATTGCAAAAGAATGTGATACAAGTGCAGAAACAATTTACCTATATCTTGCTAATTATGGATTAAGGAAGTCTAAGCGTGGCTAACGATCTTAGAATTACAGTAGACCAAGTAAATCATCCTGAACACTATACTTCAGACCCTTCTGGCATTGAGTGTATTCAAATTACACGTCATCGTAATTTTAATATTGGAAATGCTTTTAAGTACCTTTGGAGAGCAGGGCTTAAAAATGAAGATAAGCATGTAGAAGATTTAAAGAAAGCAATTTTTTATATTCAAGATGAAATCAGTAGAATTGAAGGAAACTACTAATGTCTTCAGATATTGAAATTATAGAACATCTTGATGAGGTTAACAATGTTGTGGCAGAATATTTAAAAGGCAACGATCCAACTAAAATTTCAAAAGATTTGCAATTGCCAAGAACAAGAGTTGTTGCACACTTAAACGAGTGGAAGGCAATGGTATCTGGTAATGATGCAATTAGATCAAGAGCAAAAGAAGCATTGGCAGCAGCAGATACACACTACGGAAAATTAATTAGCAAATCATATGAAGTTATTGATGAAGCAACAATGAATAATAATCTTAGCGCAAAAACAGCAGCAATTAAACTTGTTTTAGATATTGAATCTAAAAGAATTGATATGTTGCAAAAGGCTGGACTACTAGAAAATAAAGAACTTGCAGAAGAAATGGTTGAAATAGAGAGACGACAAGAAGTTTTGATTGGAATATTAAAAGATATTGCATCAAAGTATCCTAATATTCGTGATGAGATTATGTCTAAGTTATCTGAAATTTCTAAACCAAGTGAGGTAATCACAATTGTCCACGATGTTCAATGATTTTTTAGAAGCATTAGATGATAATCCATTTGAAGAAAACCCAGTTGATACAAAAACATTTGTAGAGTCTTTAGACTATCTTGGACAACCGCCTCTATCAGAAATACAGTATGAGATTGTAGAAGCCATGAGTCAAATCTACAAAAAACAGGATCTTGAAAGAATAATGGGTTCTGTTGAAGGAGCAAGATATTATGACAAATACACAAAAAACGAAATTATTTTACAACTTGGGAAGGGTAGTGGCAAGGACTTCACTTCGACTGTGGCTTGTGCCTATATTGTTTATAAGTTGTTATGTCTTAAAGATCCCGCAAAATACTTTGGTAAACCGTCTGGGGATGCTATCGACCTTATTAATGTCGCTATCAACGCCCAACAAGCAAAAAACGTATTCTTCAAAGGATTCAAGACAAAAATAGAAAGATCTCCCTGGTTTGCAGGAAAGTATAATGCAAAGGTAGACTCAATTGAATTTGATAAAACTATTACAGTTTATTCTGGACACTCTGAGAGAGAGTCTCATGAAGGTTTAAACTTATTACTAGCAGTTCTTGATGAAATTTCGGGTTTTGCTAGTGAAGTTGGAACTGGAAATGAGCAAGGTAAAACAGCAGACAATATTTATAAAGCATTTAGAGGAACGATTGACTCTCGTTTTCCAGACTTAGGAAAAGTTGTTTTACTTTCATTTCCTAGGTATCAAGGAGATTTTATTTCACAAAAATATGATAGTGTAATTGCAGATAAAGAGGTAGTTCATAAAACTCATAAATATATAATTAATCCATTACTTGGGGACACATTAGACAATACGCTAGAAATTGAATGGGAAGAAGATCATATTATTTCATATAAATTTCCTGGGGTTTGGGCACTTAAAAGACCAACATGGGAAGTAAATCCAACAAGAACTATTGAAGATTTTAAGATTGCTTTTTACAATGATCTTGGAGACGCAATGATGCGTTTCTTGTGTATGCCAGTTTATTCTTCAGATGCATTTTTTAAACAAAAAGAAAAATTAGAACATTGCATGACATCTCGCAACCCAGTTGATGAATTTAGAAGATTTGATCCTGGATTTATTCCAGATCCAAACAAAACATATTATGTTCATGCTGACTTAGCGCAAAGACATGACAAATGCGCTGTTGCAATTGCACATGTTGAGAAGTGGGTAAACTTACAGGTTATAAAAGACTATGAACAAGTTGCACCAATTGTTGTAGTAGATGCGGTTGCATGGTGGGAGCCTAAAAAAGAAGGTCCAGTAAATCTTAGTGAAGTAAAAAATTGGATTATTAATTTAAGAAGGCTTGGATTTAATGTTGGCAAGGTTACATTTGATAGATGGCAGTCATATGATATTCAACAAGAACTTAGGGCTGTAGGTATAGAAACTGATACAGTTTCAGTTGCTAAAAAACATTATGAAGATTTAGCAATGATGGTTTATGAAGAAAGAATTGTTATGCCACAAATTCCATTATTGTTAGAAGAGTTGTCAGAACTTAAAATTATGAAAAATAATCGTGTTGATCACCCTAGAAAATCTTCTAAGGACTTAGCAGATGCTGTTTGTGGTGCTGCATTCGGAGCAATATCTTATACACCAAAGGACAATAATTTAGAAATTAGTGTGTATACTTGGGCAGATGCTAATAGAGAAAGAATACGTCAAGATATGAAAAAGCGTGAATCAGAGAGAAATAATGACATGCCAGATGATGTAAAAGAGTTTTTAGACAAGTTCAATTTGCTATAGATTACGACATCTGCTATAATAGAGTTCTGGCGAAAAGTCAGATAAATAACGAAAACAAGGAGAAATGAATGAAATCATTCAAGAAGATCGCCCTCATTGTGTCTGCAGCACTTTTGGGTTCAATGGCAGTTGGAACTCCAGCACACGCTAACGTTCCTACCGTTGCTGTTACTGTAAATGCAGTTGCAGACAATGATGCTAATACAATCGCAGGTGCTGCGGTTGCTGCAGTTCCAGCAGACAATAAGGTTGAAGCAGCAGATGCAGTTAAGTTTGCTCTCACAAACATTGTTGCAGGAACATCAGTTGTTGTAGCAACAACAAAGGCTACAGTTGTTTCAGCACTACACACCTCTACAGTTCCAGTAACATCAAAGTCTGGTTCTTCTACACTTACTATTAATGTTGGTACTGGTACAACCGCAGAGTTTTTTGTTTATACAACAACTACTGAGGTTGGAACCGTAACAGTTGTTAATGGTCCAAATACTCTTACATATTACGTAAAGGGTACAGCAGGTGGAGCATACAACATTGATGCTACAGTTAAATCTGATGTAAGCACTGCAAGCATTGTAGAAAATACAGTTAAGGTAACTGATATCTTTGGCAATATTGTTGCTGGAGTTACACCTACTGTTACCGTAATTGGTGCAACAATTGAAGTTGCTGCTACAGCATCTGATGCAACAACTGGACTTTCTAAGTTTAGTACAAAGTATTCAGCAACTGCTGGACAGGCTGCTGTAAGCATTGCACTTCCAGGGACAATTACTGATGTTGATGGTCTTGATGTTGCAAAGAAGTCAACAGTTAAGTTTGTTACTGTATCTGACCTCGCTTCTGAGGTAACAAACCTAAAGGCTGTTGCTGCTAAGGCTGCAGAAGAACTTGCTGCAGAAAAGACTGCACACGCTAAGACAAAGGCAGAACTTGCACAGGCTCTAGGAAGTGTAGACCTTATGCAAAAGACTGCTGCAATTACAAAGTCTACCTTTGATGCAGAGTTGGCAAAGGCTAAAGCAGACCTTGCAAAGGCAAATGCTGCTCTTAAGTCACTACAAAAGAAGTATGCTGCTCTTCTAAAGAAGACAAAGTAATACTACAAAATCAAGGGGCAGGTTGAAATATACCTGCCCTTTGTGCTATAATAATATAGTATCCGCCTAACGGGGATATAAATTAACTCGCTGAAAAGGAGAAAGAAATGGTAAAAACGCTTGCTATGGATCTATTTAATGATCCATTTTTTATTGGGTTTGGTAGAAACCTAGAAAGAATAACAGAAAATCAAAACATCTTTGGAACTAACTATCCTCCACATAATTTGATTAAAATTAATGATGATAGTTATAAAATTGAACTAGCAATTGCTGGTTTTTCAAAAGATCAAGTACAAATTGAGTTATTTGAAAATGAACTTACAGTATTTGGCACTAAAGAAGATGTAGATGCTTCTTCATTTATTCATAAAGGTATTGCATCAAGAGGTTTCAGAAAAGTATTTGCTCTTGGGGAATATATTGAAGTAAAAGAGGCATCAATAACTGATGGACTACTAGTAATTTCATTAGAAAGAAAACTACCAGAGGCTAAAAAGCCAAAATCAATTAAAATCAAGTAAAAAATAGACCTGAGCACGTCTTAAAACTGCTCATTTTATAATTTAATGTTATAATAATCCTATCAAACTACCCGTTTGACTAGGAGAGATAATTGAAAAGGATTACCCGAATCCTTGCCGTTATGGGCATAGTTGTTGCAACATCCTTTTTTGGCTATGCCCAACCTGCTGAAGCAACAAGCAACGGCATAAGTGCACAGGTTTACCACTGTTGGCAATATACAGCATCTCCTCCAAGACCATGCAATGCACAGCCAGTATCGTCAACTACAGTTAGTCAGATTAATTTTAACTGGCAGTCTGGACAAGTTTTAAATTCATATGCAGAAAGAGTAGCGGTTAAATTTACTGGATATATAATGTCTCCAGTAACAAAAACGGCAACTTTTTATGCTCCAGCAGATGATGGAACACACTTTACACTTAACGGAACAGTATTAATAAATGACTGGGTTGATAAAGGTGGCGAAGGAAGTACAAGCCAATCAGTAACACTACAAGCAAACGTAGGATATCCTTTTACATTTTGGTATTATGAAAATGGTGGAGGAGCATGGGTTGAACTTTATTGGAATGATGGATCTGGAGATCAATTAGTTCCTTCAAGTGTTTTTTATTTAACTGATCCAACTCCACCGCCTCCACCACCACCTTCATTAAATGCTCCAACTAATTTATCTGTAATTCATGAAAACAATGGAGTAATACTTTCTTGGACAGCACCAACTCCTACAGAAGCAAATACTGCTGTAGAAAGATATGCAATTGGTTGGTCAACATCAAACTTTACAACAAATGGATGGGGTATAGCAACTGGAAATGTTGGTAGTACAACTGCATTAAATACCTCTGTTAGTATTCCATATAGTTTAATAGGTACAGATGGAAGAGGAAAAGAATATCAATTTAAAATAAGAGCAGACAATGATTCTTTATCTACCTATTCTGCTGATTCAAATATTGTTTCTTCATATATACCAGCACCACTTCCATTTACCCCACAATATACAATTAATGAAAATGATACGCTAACAATTGCTGCACCAGAAAATAAACTTATAGACACAATTACTGCTTGGTACGGTGATCCAAATGACGGAAGTCGTGGATTAGATGTTTCTTCTCAATTAACTCAACAATTTACAAATTCTGCTAGTGCCAATTTATCTGCTACAAATACTAATTTTGGAGATCCAGTTCCAGGAGTTGGAAAAGTTTTAATAATTTCAATTATATATAAAAATGCTCCAGAACCTACCCCAACACCCACAGTAACCCCAGAACCAACCCCAATACCAACTCCAGAGCCGTCACAATCACCAACCCCAGAACCAATCCCAACCCCAACACAGGAACCAACCCCAGAACCTTCTCCTCAGCCACAGACTCCTCCTCAGCCTCCTGTAGAACCCTCTCCGCCATCTCCCCCACCACCTACTCCAGAGCCTCCCCCTGTTCGTCCTCCAGACCCAGTTGTAGTTCCTCCAACTGTTGAACCAGATCCTGAGCCAGAACCTGAGCCTGAGCCAGAACCTGAAGTTCCTGTTGAACCAGAACAACCAGTTGAGGAAACTCCAATTGATACACCTGATCTTCCAGACGATATTGAATCAGATCCAGT